GTATAGGTGTGTCCTTCTATTAATGCGTAAGTTGCTGTTATTGTATAAATATAATCACCTACCGTTCTTGAAGTAATTGTAATTGTAGTAGTAACGTTTGTTTGTTCGTCTGTTATTTCCATAACGTTAAACGTGTTGTCTCGTGGAATACAACTAAACGTTTGCGGACTTGTAGAAGGCGTTAATACTATCATATTAGTATAATTAAATATTCGTGTTTTTGTTCAATTTTTAAGACAAAAAAAAAGCCGAACTATTAAGAACGGCTTTAAAAATAATTTTTTTTAATTTTAGTCAACGTCTACTGTTGCTCCTGTGAAACAACTACTAATTAATAAAGCATCTGTGTAAGGTGAAGTAACAGACAAATGGTTTGCAGGAATTGGCTCCTGTCCTACCAATGTCATTGTGTAACCGTTTAAGTCACCCATTGCAGTACCGTTTGAAACAAGTCCTGTTGTTACATCCATTCCGTGATTAAGTCCAGCTATAAAGAAATTGTTAGCGTTTGTCTTAATTACTACGTGTGGACGACCCCAAGCAAGTAATTTCATTTGCTTTGTAGTTGTTGCATCTAAACCTTTAATTGTAAAAGTCAAAGTTTGTTCTACAAATGTTGTTCCGTTTTCTCGTGAACTTGTAATTGTTTGCTCAAAAGAGTTTGCGCCTTTCAAATCGTATTTAAAAAGTGTTGTAACTCCTGCAATAATATCAATTTCGTCTTCTAAATCTGCTGTTGCATTGTAAGTAATTGCACCCATTTCCCCGTAGTTAATAAAGTATATTGACTTTATACCGCCTACAAATTCTTTACAAACTTCAGCTCTACCGTGTGTTAATAAACAAGCCATCTCGTTTTTTGTTTTTTAATGTGAATAAAATAAAGCGGAACTTTTACGCTCCGCTTTTTATTTAATGTTATACTCCGTAAAGAACGATGTCCGAACCAATTCCGTATTGAATACCTGCGTTGTAACGTAAAATTACTCTTACATTGTTACTTCCGTCAATATCCGCCATATCAAGAGTTTTTACAAGTGAACTATCATTTAAAAGTCCACAACCGAAATACAAGTTATCTACTGTTGTTGCAACCATATTGTTTGCTCCAAGTCCGTTAGCCATAAAAATTGGAATACCGTCGTAAGATAAACTTCCGTTTGTGTACCATTGTGTTCCCTGTGTGTTTGTTCCGTTTGCTCCTAAACCTGAAGCTGCAAAACCACCCAAAGCACGAACGTACAATTTAGCAATTTTTTGAGATACATAAATTCTTAAATTTTCGTTTCCGTAAAGTGCTGCTGGAATTAAATCTACAGTTCTGCCGATTTCACCGATTACATTTGTTGCGTCTAAAGTTGTTGTAAGTGGAGATGAAACGTCAATAACGTCTGCGTCTGCTAACATCAAAGTTTTGAAACCGTCAAACTCTCCTGCTGTTGCGTTAGTTCCTGCCCAAATTGTAGTTTCAATTTTAGCTGCTACTTTAGCCGCTACGTGTGCAATTAAAAAATCTGCAAAAGTTTTAGGCAACGTTTTAAACGCTGAATAACCCATACTTGCCGATTGCCAAGATTGCGCCAAATCTAACTTGCAAAGTTCAAGATTTACTTGAAACTCTTCTGTTGTTAATACTCGTTCAGTTAACGTTACCGTTCCTGAAGCTGTGAAAGCACAAGTTGCGTTTGCTACGATGTTTCCTGTAGCTACTTTTTGCATAACTTGTTTGTAGGCAACGTTAGGAAGTATTGATACTCCGCCTTGCTCTAATGTTGGTGCGCTTAATAAAGCTGCTGCTAAATACTTACCTGCAAACTCACCTGCGTAAGTTGTGGTAATTACTGGATTTGTTCCAAATGGCATTTTTTAAGTTTTTAAATTGTTAATATTAATTGTTTATTTTTTCTATAATTGAATCCATTATTGAACGTGGTCTTTTACTTGCGTATTGAAAGTGTTCAACTTCATTCGTGTTTTCAGGGTTAAACGCAATTGGTTTTACTTCTGCAAGTTCGGTTGCTTCTGTTGCAACTTCTTCAACTTTAGATAGTAATTCGATTTGTGCTTTTAACTCTATATTTTCTTGTGTTAATTTTTCTATTTCTGCAAAGAACGTTTCTTTAACTATGCTTTCAACGGTCTTCTTTGCTGTTGGTGTTGCTTGTGCTTCAACTTCTTCTTCTACTACTGGAGCTTCTTCTTCAACAACTTCTTCTTCTGTTGCAACTTCTTTTATTTCTAAAATAATACCTTCAACTTCTACAACTAAAATACGTCCGTCTTCTAATTCATATTCTCCGATTGGAACAGGAATTTTTTGTTCGTCTTCAGTTACAATAAAAACTTCTTTGTCCATTTCAAAAGCGTCTGCTTCAAAAATTGTTATTCCGTCCATTAACTTCATTGTCTCCAATTTCACTTCCATTCCTAAAAGTGTTTTGATTTGATTAATTACGCTTGTTTTCATATTTCGTGTTTTGTTTGTTTTGTTTATTTTATAAATGCAGATGTTTGTTTTTCTATTGTATTTAAAACACCTAAAATATCTTCAACTTCTTGAACTTCTTTTATTTGATTAATATTTATTCCTAATTCTTTTGCGGAAGATAAAAACTCATTAAGATATTTTTGACCGCCACTTAATAATGCTTTTGCATGACCATTTAAATTAAGCGCTTCTTTTTTTAAAGCGTCTTTTTTATCTACAAATTGAACACCGTTTTTATATATAGATTTTCCATTTTCAATAATTTTTTTTAAATCGTTAATACTTGCTAACTCAACTTCGTGTTTTGCTAATTCCGTTTTGTCGGACAACCTATCGTAAACGTTTTGTAGTGTGTTCATATAACTATAATTAAATTGTTTTTTATTTGTTGTATTTTCAATTAAACGCTTCCTATTCCTTGAGCTTGTAAAGTACCGTCACAACATTTTACATTGTACGTTTTTCCGTCTTTACATAGACAACCACGTTGACCGCCTTTTGGACTTGTTTGACTTTTTATTTTGCCTTGTTTTACTATTTTTGCCATTTTTTTATATTTTTTTTTTGTGCCTTTGTAACCCACGCCCACGCACAAGAACGCAGTTCGCTTAAAAAAGGTATTATACCTTCATATAAAACTAAAGTTCTTTAAATCGCATTAAAACCGCCTTAAATCAAATTTGCATTTTTCTTGTTTTTTAAACTTAACGTCCTTGTCTTGTATAAGTTTTTGTATAATTTTTACTTGACTTTAATTTGCTATTGCGTGTTTTTGCGTGAACTCCTGCACGTTTAACTTTCGGTTTTTTAAGATGAACTTTAACGTTAGTTTGCTTCGCCATTTAAAATAATTTCTTTGATTTTGTCCATTAAAATTTGGTCTTCATTTACTAAACTCATTTCGTATTTGTCTGCAAAATATCCTTCAATAGAAAATCCTTTTACTTCGCCTAATTTTACTTTATTCCAAATGTCATCGTTGTTTACTTTCATAGAAATAACCCAAGTACCTTTTGGAAAGTTAAAACCGTAGTTCATACTTTTGTCGTTTTTTTCTTCTGTAATCCAACTTTCAACAACACTCATTCCGTCTAACTTTTGCTTGTGTTCTAAAGTTGCGTTGTTCTGGTTTGAGTTCATAAAAAACAATTCACTTGCTTTGCGTACCGTTTCTTCTGAAAAGTAAATATAGTATTCTTCGTTCTTGTCGTTCTTGCGGTAAATTTGTTTGTTAGGAATTAAAGCCGCACCCATTAATATTCGCTTTTCAGCATCAACTTCTTTGAGTTCTATTTCGTGTTTTTTTAGTGCTATAAAGTCGCTTTCTATTGCTGGACTTTCAACAACTGAAACTGCGTCTATTCCGCTTGTCTCGTCTTTTTCGTCTATGATTAATTCAACTATTCGCATATCTATTTAATTAAGTTATTGTTTGTTTGTTGTATTTTCTAACCACCTAAAGTTGCGTTTGCTAATCTGTTTCTATCTAACGCCTGTTGTGAAGTTACTTGTCCTGAAACTACGTAAGCTTGTATTGGTTGTTGATTTAAACTTGCAAGTTGATTAACTCCGCTTTGCCCTACTACGTTAAATTGTGGTGCGCTCATTGTTGGAACTGTTGGAGCGTTACCGCCACCTGTATCTGCGCTTGGTGTTCCGCCACCTTCAAATTGTTGTGATGCTATTTTTCTAATATTTGAAAGTCCAACTGCTACCGCTCCTGCTGCTGCTATTGGTGCTAAACCCACACCAATTACAGGAACTGCTAAAGCGGATTTGTAAGCCGACATTGCTGAAGTATAAGTGTCTATTGTTGTTTGCGCTATGTTAGATGCTTTTTGTATAACAAAAGCCGTTTTCATTGCCTTCTTATTTTTACCTGCAAAAAAAGTAGCAACATCCGCAAAAGCTTGAAAACTATCTTTAACTAAAGTTAATTGTTGTTGTAAGATGGCGGCTTTTTTTTCTTTTTCTTCTTTTGCTAATTGTATTGATTTTTCACTAATTAATTTTTCTGCTTCAAGTCTTTTAGTTCCTGCGGCTACAATATTAGAAATAACAGTTTGAGAATTTGTTAATCTTGTACTTGCGTCTGAATCGTCATATTTTTTAGTTATTGCTGCTAAAGCTAAACGCTTTTCTTCTTCTAATGTTGTAACATTAACACCGTGTTTTTTTCCTTCTTCAATTACCTTGTCGTATTTTTTATTTAAAGCATCAATTTCTTTTTCTTCGTCAGTTAATTTACTAACTCGTATTTCTTCATTTAAGTTGTCAACGTCTTGTTTAAATTGGTTTAACGTTTCCGTAATTTTTGGTGCGTCATTTACAACTTGCTCAACATATTTTGTTCCTGCTTTTGTTAAGATGTCAACTTTTATAGCTGCATTATTTGCCGCTGAACCATAATTTTCAAATCTTTTTTCTGCGTCTTGAAGTTCTTTATTAATTTTATTAACTTTCCTTTGTTGTTCATCTAAACTATTAATTACACTTTGCGGAACTAATGCTTCTGGTCTCTGCAATAATTTTTGATAGTCCGATTGCATAAGATTCAAAAAACTTTGCTCTTTTGCTAATTTTTTTGTTAGTTCATCTTGTTTAGCAAGGTTTCTTGCAATTAAATCTTCGTTTTTTTGTAAAGCATATTTTGCTTTTTGATATTCTAAATAAGACGCAAGTTCCTTGTTTAATTGTTCTTGAAAATCTCTTTCGTCTTTTATATTTTTTAAAGTTGTTCCGTATTGTGAATTTATTTTTTTAATTAATTCTTCACGTTCTTTAGTGTTTTGATTAGTTGTTTTTAATCTTGAAATTAAAGTAGCAAAAGCTCCACTTTCCTTTGCTATTTCTTCACGTTGTTTTTTTGCTTCTTCACTAATTGCTTTTTGTTGCTTTGCGTATTTTTCTGTTTCGTCACCTGCAAAACCAATTGCTTTACTTATGTCTTCCCAATAAGCATAAACAAGACCTAACGCAACAACAATAAGTCCTATTCCTGTAGCACCTATTGCCGCTTTTATTTCAGTACCTAATGCCTTAATAGCAGGAATTGCTTCTCTTATTCCTTGAACTCCTTGTTGAATAGCCATTGCGGCTTGTACTTTTAACAACGCTTCTTCAACTGCTTTTGATTCAGAACCAAACGCTGCAAAC